GCAATAAGCTTTAATTGTTCTGGGTGTAACGGATGGGGGATTGCGACTGGAAATGGTGGGGATGAATCTTCTTTAAAAACTTTTATGGTTATAGATCATTCTTTACTTGAAAGTTTGAAGCCAAGTGGGACTGTTTGGTCATTTCATATTAGGTCAGACAACGATACAGAACGCTTATACTCTGCAAACTCAAATGTTGTAACTCTTAAAATTGGGAAGACCGCAGAAGAGCTTGCTGCTGAAGCAGCAGCTGCGGCAGAAGCTGCTCGAATAGCTGCAGAAGAAGCAGCAACTGCTGAGGCAGCAAGACAAGCGGCACTTGCAGCAGAGGCAGCAAGAGTTGCAGCAGAACAAGCAGCTGCTGCAGAGGCTGCACGTATTGTTGCAGAGCAAGCGGCAGCTGCAGAAGCGGCACGCATCGCAGCAGAGCAAGCAGCAGCACAGGCAGAAGCGGACAGGCTTGCAGCACTTGCAGCAGCAGAAAAAGCAAGACTTGAAAAAGAAGCGGCAGAAAAATTAGCAGCAGAAGCAGAAGCAAAACGTATTGCTGCGGAGAAAGCAGCAGCTGAAGCAGCAGCACGAGATAAAGCAGCAGCTGAAGCAGCGGCGCAAGCTGAAGCAGACAGATTAGCTGCTGAAGCAGCTGCAGCAGCAGCTGAAGCCGAAAGAATTGCTGCCGAGGAAGCTGCAGCTAAAGCTGAAGAAGAAAGAATTGCGGCAGAAGAAGCAGCGGCCAAGGCTGAAGAAGAACGCATCGCTGCAGAAGAAGCGGCTGCTAAAGCTGAAGCTGATAGAATTGCAGCAGAAGAGGCTGCAGCACAAGCGGAGGCAGACAGGTTAGCTGCGGAAGAAGCAGCTGCTAAGGCAGAGGCTGACCGTTTAGCTGCAGAGGAAGAGGCTAGAGAGCAAGCCGAAGCAGATGCTAAAGCAGAGGAAGAAAGATTAGCTGCTGAAGCTGAGGCTAAGGAACAAGCAGAGGCTGATGCTAAGGCAGAAGCCGAGGCTATAGCGCAAGAAGAAGCTAATGCCAAAGCTGAAGCAGAAGCTGCTGCTGAAGTTGAGAAAAAAGAATTAGAAGAGGCTGTTAAAGCGGGCACTCTAACTGAGGAGCAAAAAGATATCATCGTAGACAAGTTGATTGAAAACCTTGCTCCTGGGGAGGCTGTTACCGCAGAGGCTATAAAGGAGGCAGGTATTGAGTATAAAGACCTTCCACCTGAGACTCCTGTTGAGGTTAGGCAGGATGAAAACGGCAATGAGGTTATAATTACAGCAGACGTTGCCGCAGCTCTCGTATTACTTGAGAACCCAGCGGAGTTAATTGGCGCAATATTCAGTGACCCAGGTCAAGCCCTTCAAGCACTCGGTAGTATCGGTGCTGATATGTCTAAAGAAGAACGTAAAGAGGCAACCGATATGGTTGTTGCTACAGTAGTTGCAGCCGGAGCTGCAATGAATGCTGTATCAGCAGCTGCAGGAACTACAGGTGGAACTACATCCGGTGGATCTACAGGTGGTGGGGGCGGAGGAGGATCCGGTGGCGGATCTGGTGAGTCAAAAGGAATAAGGAGACGTAAACCTTGAGAATACTAAAAGATATGGTTGATCAACTATGGACATTGTTAGGCATGTTTATTGCCTGGGTAGTCCTTGATGGATCTGCAAAGACCGTAGTTGGATACGCAATCATCGGAACACTATTTGCATGGGCAGTTACTTATCCTCTACGTAACCCAAAGGATGAAGAATGAAATCAATCGGAAATATTTTGCTAAGAATCGTAGCTGTATTTGCAGCTAGCGGTCTATCAGTAATTGGTGCTGGAGCAGTTGCAGGCATCTCTATTACAAAAGCCGTCTTAGTAGCTGGTCTTACAGCAGTTGCCGCAGTCGTAGAGAAGCTAGCACGTGGCTTTATGAATGACGGTAAGCTTGACCTAGGAGAAATCAATGCGGCGTTTGCAGCAGTTGATGTTAACTCTAAGACAGAAGCTGATTTAAAAGTTGAAGCTAAGCAAAACGGAACTGACATTGTTATTTCTGCTGGAAAGCCAGAAGGACAAGTTCCAGAAGAACAACCAGTAGATGAGGATTGGCACAAATAATGGCAGACAAAGGAACAGCAGCTAAGCTAATTGAAGTTGCAACAGCAGAACTAGGAACCATTGAAGGTCCTAAGGATAATGAAACAAAGTACGGCGCTTACACAAAGTCAAACTTTCAACCATGGTGTGGCTCTTTTGTAAACTGGTGCGCTAACGAGGCTGGAGTAAAGGTACCTAATACCGTTTACACACCTGGTGGAGCAGCAGCATTTAAAAAGGCTGGCGCATGGATTGATGGAGACCTAGCTGATCCAGATGCTGGAGACATCGCTTACTTTGATTTCCCAGCAGACGGTGTAGACCGCATCTCTCACGTTGGAATTGTTATCAAGGACAACGGCGATGGAACAGTCTGGTGCATTGAAGGAAACACAAGCCCAGATGATAAGGGATCACAACGTAATGGTGGTCAGGTCTCTAAGAAGCTTCGTGCTTACAAGAAGAATCCTAAGAAGGTTCTTATTTCAATCGTAGGCTTTGGTCGACCTAAGTTTACAGCTTAATATCTATAAATATAAAAAAGCCCCCTAGCAATAGGGGGCTTTTCTATTACAGTGGGTTGCCCACCGTGTCCACCGTAGAGTGAATTTCTTGACCTCGATACATAGTCTTACCCTTATGAATATGTACTTGATCGAAGTGAAAACTATCGTCGTCTCCGTCTTTAAAGAAGATAACGCTTACCCCCTGTTGCCAATTTTCAAAATACTGTAACGCTTGCCCTTTAACATCAATACCACCCTTAACAGATGGGACAGCTCCATCCACTCGGCAGAGACATCCAGGTGAAAAAGAGACACTCTTAATTGCCTGATCACGATCAAATACCGTCTTACTCTGTTGTTCCATACGATGTGTATGGCCAAAGAGCGTGGAAATATTCGGATTTGAATTTGCGTACTGAGCAGCTGTAGAGCCAGAAGCATTAGCACGATCACCGTGCATAGCACGAAGACGCTTATTAATCCAATGCGCAGCAGCTGGGTATCCATCGATGAACTCAACTCCTAACTCATCGCAACGTAATAGGTTCTGTAGGCTTAGCACAGGCCAGGCCTCTGGCATATTTGCTACTTTAACACCGTAAGCAGCAGCAGCGTTAGTGTTGATAAAGCGATTGAGACGTTTATCATGATTGCCTTCAAGAAGGATAATTCTCGCATCCACGCCGGCATTAGCACGCTGCTCAGCAAGGAAACGATGACCACGATTAATAGCAAGCTGGGCAGTGTGAGCAAAGTTAGTCTCCTGTTCGTAGGTTCCATACATAGGTAAGTCTAGGAAATCTCCTAGGTTAATAATTTGAGCTAGTGGGTGACCGTGGTCTAACCCAACAACTTGTAAGGCCACATCCATTGCAGCCTCGTCATGGAACGTATCAACTGTTCCGTCTTCGTACTTACGATAACCAATTTGTGGATCAGGAAGTGCTACCGCGACTTTCCAATCACTGCTAATAAGTGCAGCTGTTTGAACCTTAGGTTGAATGATAACAGGTTCTGCATGTTGTACTGGTTGCCAAGCTGGACCTTCGCCCCACTTAGGAGACAAAATAATTTTTGTATCGTCAGGGTTAGTTGATAGACTAACCTTACTAATCTTACCTACATCTTCTGCAGTAAGTCCATTTGCTTTGAGCAGCTTATCAATAGAACTTAGAGCTCCATCTGCTTTTGCTGAGTTGTATGCATCGTTTAGTGACATAAACAGTTCCCGTTTCTGTGCTCTTTGAGCGACGTTATTCCGAATGTTGCACCTGCAGATTGGTAAAGAGTGTGCAGACTTCTAGTAGAAAAGTCTTCATCATTTAATGAGGCGTTAAAAGCCTCTTGATCAGGTTCTGGCAAAAAATGCGCCCACTGACCGACAACACATTTGCCCGCCACATGAGTGTTTATTTCTTTTGCTTCTTTATATAAATCTGTTAAAGCCATGATGCCCCCATCTCTAATGAGGGGCCTAAGTGAATAGGCCCCTATTAGATATTATACTCTAGATTAGTATGAAGAATCAACACCATCTGAAAAACCGCCACGCTTGGTTTTTCCTGGAATGATCTTAGCATTCATCATAGTCATTCCTGCTTCTGGTGCAGTTTGTTTCATGTAGCTTGTAATAACGGTATGTGCTGCGCCGTTACGTTCAGCTGCTGAAATAGGAACGTTTGGACGAGCAACGCGTGTTCCCATAGCAGTTGGATCTCCAGCTGCTGTATTGCCACGAGGCATAAGCTTGCCTTTAGAAGGCTTAGCTGATGGTGCTGAGAACTTAGTTCCTTCTTGCGCACCCATTGTTACACGTCCCTGTGTATTGCCTGCTGCTGCTGCAGCATCCATGTCTGTTGTTTTTGCCATAGTTGGTACCTAACTGTTAGTGAGAGCTCACTGCAAATGATATATTAACTTACTGTAATTGTAAAGACAATCGCGCTTATTTGCCCATCTCTAGAATCTACGGTAGTAAATCCTGGACGGCATGTTAGGTTCATACCACGAGGTGCCACATAACCACTGGCTATAGCAATTGCTTTAACGGCCTGGTTAACTGCTGAGGCACCTACAGCGCGTAGATACACCTGAGGCTTTTCATAGAGCGCATGCGCTATAGCTGAGCCTACTGATTGAGCGTTTGAGCTTGCGCTTACACGCAAGAACTTTTCTTCTGTTGAATCGGTCACGAGTTGTAGTCCTTTAGGTTCGATTATTAGTCGCCCACCTGAGGAATATACTACGGTGTATCTCCGTATCCCGCTGCCCTAAGTAGTGCCACAAAATCTTCTAGTCTAAGGATGGTAACCCACTCCCCTATATTGACCTCTCCCTGCCCGTTTAAGCGCAGTACAGCCACTGGTAAGTCTTTTCCATTAGACCGATCTTTTAACTGCTTTATAACGGCACTGGGGTTAAAGTCTTTGCGTGCCTTTACTTCCCAATCAATCCCGATTGTCCCAGTAACATCAGTACCACTGCGACCAGCACCAGTGCTCTCAGCAAATGGAAACCCATTTTCTGCGAGGTAGTTTGCAACAACTTTTTGTGATCTATATCCACGATGTTTCCTACTCTGACTTGGCATGTTTACCTCTGGCCACTGAAGCTGCCCAAGTAAGGGCATGATATACCGCTTCTTCGGCCTCATCAATAGGAGGCATCAGCATATCAATTTGATCTTCAATAGTTCTGGCTATATCGTCACGCACTTCTGACAATTGCATGGCCACTGTTTTTTGAATAACTTTAGGACCTTGTAGTCCCAATTCTTCGTCAGTAAATAATGATAGTTGTTCCCATGTCATGTGTTGAACTTCCTTTGTCTTGAGCGTAAACCTTCATGGCTTGATGTGCGGCGGGTAAGTTCTCTAGAAACCACATTAGAGTCTCTTTCAACATTAAGAGTTCTAGTTTCTAGAAGCTTACGAAAAGCATACTTAATATCTAGATCATGTACAAGCTCTTGCATCTCGTCAGTAGCAGCAATAGTTGCTTTGGCTAACGCAACCCTATCGTTCTTGCCTCCGGTCCATCCTCTTAGCATTCCACTAGCTTCATACTGATCTACAGCACGTTGAGCTTCACGCTCATTGATAATAGATACAGCTAAGGCACCAGCAAGGTGATCATTCCACTGAGTGAAGTGAACAAAAAGATCCATAAGACCTTCGTCATCAAGCTCAGTTATGTCTCTAGGTAAAGATGGGATACCTTCTTCTGGCTTTGGGGTAAGCCCGAAGCCAAGATCTTCTAAGGTAGCTACAACTTGTGTACTTATACTCATTTTGTTTCCTCTCTAAAAGGAGCACAACGTTTACATCCCTTTTCAGGATCTAAATTACATACCGGTGGTCGGTTGTTCTCTGCTGCCCAAGCTACATCATGAGCCTTATCAAAGATCTCAGCTGTGTACTCTGGGTTGTACTTTACTACAAACTCTTTATACTCCTGGTTAGATTTAAGCTCATAGATAAAAACAATCTCATCCGGAGCACTAGTAAGCAAACCTTCTGCAAGCATTAGGTGGCATAGGTGTAGGTAAACTTGACCCTGTAGCTGATGGGAACGCAAAGGTGTGCGAATGTTCTTCCAAACAACTTCAATATCATTATTGTATTGAGCCATAAGTGCAGGCATTTCCATACGGATAGTGCCAGTACCAATAGACTTGATCTCAATCAGGCAGTCATCTCCTAGGCCTTTAATCCAACCATCAGCGTGACCACGCATCATATGTTTATCGCTACGCAAAGGTACTTCGGCATACTCTTTGTTAATAAGACCTACTAGGTCGCTAGATGTAGCCCACGTATAGTCATTGTTTACTGGGTTGCGCCACTTACCATACAGCACACCCATATCTTCAAACCACTTCTGCCACTTAGCGTGGATGGTATGGCCTTCAGCAAAGATAGAAGCTAGACGTAAGGTGGTCTTATCACGAGTCTCTATATAGTTACCCTTAAGCGCATGGTACTGCGCAAGCGCACACCATTCTGACCTAATAATATCTGAGGGGTGGATATAAGACTGATCACGCTCATCAAAAGGCTGTGCTAGAACGTGACGCTCTAGCGCACCCATCAAACGAGTCTCTCGCTTGTTGGTATTAAGAAATGCTTTCAGGTCCTTGCTCGGTATCGTCGTTGGCTTTGCCATACTTACCCTCCATATCTAGCCACTGGTCTAGAGTTAGACCGTGCTTTTTCATTTTGCGTTGTGCTGCGTTTCTTTCTCTGTGGGATAGTCCACCAAAGATTCCGTGCAGCTCATCGTTTAATATTGCTTCTTTAAGACACGCCTTACGTACAGGGCACGGTGGTCTTCCGTCCTTACCCCAACAAATTGCTTTAGCCTTGTCTGCTATTGGCTTGTATAAAGCTTTGTCTCTTGGTGGAAAAAATATCTCTGTATCTTCACCACGGCACTTAGCTTCATATCTCCAAGCCCAGGTAGGCTCATAGTTGTTTGGCATTACTCACCTCTTATTGCGTTACGCAACTCAAAAAAATCCTCCTCTAGTAATACCACGTAGTTCTCACCATCAAGATGCAGCCCGAGTACAGGTGTTCTGCTATCAAGTATTGCTTCTTTGGTAATTTTCTCAAGTACATCTGACTTGATAGTTACCGATTTTTTACCGGTCCACTTGTGCTCAATAAGGAGGTCGTCAGTTCTGACGTCCCCCTTACGAGACCAAAAGGCACCAGAGGCGGCACTGCGCTTACCGCCTGCGACTTTCTCTAAACGCTTTTCATGCTTTAGAGATTGTTTCTGTCCCTCACTCTTCATCAAGACTCAACATCAATACTGGGGCTGACTTTAAAGTGTCCATCACAGCTATTGTGAGTTCTTCTTTAAGTTCAACCTCTTCACGAATTGAATCGATAAGAGCTTGAGCTCCTTGCCACTTACGATCATTATAGTACATCCAGCCACCACGTCGGTCAACGATACCGTTGAGGATCGATAGGGCTACAATTTCCTTACCCGCGTCATAGTTACCAGCATCAATAGGACCACCATCAGCAAAGTAGAAGTCCAAGTAAGCGGTCTGTTGTGGTGGGAAAGTCTTGTTTTTAATGGTACGAACACGAATAGTCTGCCCAATACGACGCTTTTCCTGTCCAGTACCTACCTCAAGCCAATCATCACGCTTTACTTCACACCGAATACTATAAGCATAGTCTTTGCCAAGCCCACCAGGAGTAGTGCGAGGATCTCCATGCATCACGCCAATCTTCATACGATACTGGTTGATCATCATGCCTAACACTGGACGTTCTGAGTCAATCATATCTCGTTTAGTTGCTGAAGCCACCTTGCGGAAGAACTTGTTAGTGATTAAAGCTCCTCGTCCAACGGTGAATTCATCCATTTCTTTCTCATCCTCTGCTCCAGGAACCAAGGCAGGAAGAGAATCAATAACGACCATATCCACAGCTTTGCTTTCCATAAATTTAATAACCGCTTCATAAGCATCCTCCATATTATTAGTCTCTACAAGAATTACACGCTTAGTGTCTACACCACAAAGCTCAGCATACTTAACATCAAAGTCTTCAGCAGCAATCCAAACAGCAGTAAAGTCTGGGTTTACCTGTTGATTAGCAGCAATAGTTCGTAGAGCAATAGCTGTCTTACCGTGTGAAGCTTCACCTACTAGCTCTACCCAACGATTCATAGGCCATCCACCACCAAGTACAACGTCCAGTGTTAGAGAGCCGGATATAATACGTGAAGTATTAACAACGTTGCTTGCAGTAACTACTGTGTTGGGTCCGTACTTCTTATTTAACTGTGCGATTACTTTTAGTGCGTCTGAATTAATTGTCATTGTCATTAGCCCATCCTATCTACGATTACATTTGGATTAAACCCGCCATTTTGTCCTACTTGAATAGCCTTTTGAGTAGGCCCTGAGCTGCTGCCTCCGGTACCTGCAACTCCGGATCCTGTTTGAGTAATTGGATACCCACAATCATAACAACGCATACGTTGAGTGCCCTGAGGTGCAAAGTAATTACCTGAAGCACAGTCAGGACAAGTATCAGAACGTTTAGCGCTTTGAGCCCGAGTTACCAACTGATCAGCATCTGGATCGTAATTTACATTTACATTTGGCTGCTGCCTTTGTGGAGTGTAAGGAACACTAGGTGCAGGAGATGTAGGAGGTGTGGCCTGTCTGGGAGTAGATGTAGAAGTACCTAGCTTCTTAGACCACCAGTCGTTATTTGCCATTATTTATCCACCTTCGATTCTATTAAGTTAAGATTAAAAAGAGTTGATATACAAGAGATTGAAGAAGAAAGAGCTACGATCTTAAACAGACTATAGATCTTTTCATAGTCATCCTCATGAAGATTAAATACATTTGTATCATCATTATCATCGTCTAGTGCATACGCAGCAGCTGCGATACGAGAAGCGATGTCTGAGTGTGAGTCAATAAAAGGTATTAAGTTTGCAAACCGTTCTAAACGTTCTTGACTAGCGTCGGCTTCCATATCAGCTACCTCATCTGAGATAGGAGGTAGTCCCATAACATCTGCGATGCCTTCGGCAGGCTCTAACATAGTGTCATAAATAGCCTGACGTATTAAAATAGGTAAAGGAATATGATTAACCTTTACAACCTTAGTTTTCTTCTTACGTTTAAAGATCACTGAGTTTCTCCCATCGTACTTCGCAACGGGTACACATAACTGTAAAGGTAGTCTGACTCCAAGAGATGTTGTACATTTTATGTCCAAATATTTTACAGATAAACTTCATTTTGCCTCTCCCCATCTGTTTACTATTTTAACATCTGCTAGGAGTGGAATTTGCAGGGCTTTGATGCCCTCCATAGCCTCACGGATAGCGGCTGCTGTTTCATTGATTAATTCGGTAGGGGCAACAGTAACTAGTTCATCGTGAATAGTTAATAGTAGGCTGGCACCCTCTGGCAACAAACTATGGGCGCGTACCATAGCAAGCTTAATAAGATCTGCAGCAGATCCTTGAATAACAGTATTAAAAGCTTGACGTTCTGCGCTTGATCTACGACCCATGTCTGAGGATAATAGATCCGGTAAGTATCTACGACGATTCATGTAGGTCAAAGCATAAGGAACTGGACCACGTTTACGGCTTTCGGCAACTACCTTGCGCTTGTACTTATCTACCGCAGGGAACTTACGAGAGAACCCATCCAAAAGTTTACGTGCTTCCATAGGAGTAACACCAATAGAAGCAGCGATCTTTTCAGGACCTACACCGTACATCATGGCAAGTACTAAAGTCTTAGCACCATCTCTAGACACACCAACAGTATCACCGATAGTTGTATAGATATCTACACCATCCAGGTAGTTCTGACAAAGAACACGGTCACCACTAAATGAAGACAACACTCTAGGCTCTACTTGAGAGTAGTCAGCTACTACAAGTTGATGGCCTTCCGGAGCAATAAACAAGTTACGGATAGCCTTACCATTAGCAGTGCGTGGGTTAGGTACGTTCTGTAAATTAGGATTCCGACTTGAGAAGCGTCCCGTTTCCGCCCCGTACTGAATGAAATCAGTGTGAATTCGACCTTTGAACAGTAGAGACTTCTTAGCTACAGTCTTAGCCTTACCCGCAGTAGTGCGAGTGATGTCTCCTCCGAGATACGGAATCACGTAGGTCGTAAGCAACTTATTCAAGTCGGAATAATTTAAAAAGGCATCAACTAAAGCGTCCTTGCCCTTGAACGCTTTAATAGCAGGCTCAGACACCGAGTAGTCTGAGATTACAGGGTCTTCCCCCGCCTCGCTATGCTTGATGCCTTTAGGAGTAAGAAGGCGTGGACGAAGTCCGCGTCCACCTTCCTTCTTAGAGGAGAAGAGTAACTTTTGTTTCTCAGGTACGCTGTTAATGTTAAAAGCTTTACCAGCTAACTTATAGATAGTTGCCTTTGTTGTTTCAAGTTGTAGTTCTAGGTCTGCTTTAAGCAGGGTCAAAGCTTCAACATCAATGTCTGCGCCATGTAATTCCATGTTAGAGATAACTTTAAGAACATCCATCTCAAGTGCAAACACTCCACGTAACGTGTCACGATTTAAACGAGGAGAATACTTCTTCCAAAGTTTCCAAGTCCACTCCGCATCTAATGCAGCATATGTAGCAACGTCATCAAAACTATGGATCTCAATCTGAGCACCTACACCTTTAACCATATGGTAATCAAACTCGCGCTTTAAACAATCGTCTAAACCTAGGTTGCGTGTGTTGCGAGTGTCTAAAATAAAAGCAGCGTTAAGGGTACAAGCATATGGTTGAGACGGAAGAGCACCAATATACTTGGTTACGCTTTGTAGATCAAACTTTAAGTTGTGACCGATCTTTAGTAGGTCACTGAAAAATAATGGCTTAAGAGATTTGAATACTTCTCCAGCAGTAAGTTGTTCTGGAGCTTCACCAAATACTTTGGTGGCTTTACGCTCATCCTTACTGTAATCAGTAGGACGTAGTGGAAGACCTTTAATGATACGGTCTTGAGCTGAAGGCAACAGTGGGTAGTCCGTATGTAAGTACTCACCGTTTGGGTGACCCATAGGAACTACATCTACTCTACCTTCGGTAGCTAACGCAATCCATACAACCTGATTTTGACGCGGGTCTCCACGGTGATCTCCCATAGTTTCTACGTCAAAGACAAACTCTTCTTGCTGCAGGTAGTACTCAACCATATCAGACAGTTGTTCGTCGGTAGTAATAATATTCATTGCGCTCCTATTTTAAGATTGGGGAGCCGGTAGAAAGGAGGTTCAAAAACCCGGCTCCCCAATGCTATTGGGTTAGATTAGTTATTGCCTGCAATTTCACGTGCGACTTCAGCGAGCTCCGCCTTAGTGGAGGTATAAAGAGCTTCGATGCCGTAAGGCTTTAGAGTCTTGATGTGATCAGCAAGAGCAATAGGATCTAGATCCCATTCCTCAGCAAGGTCGCGTTCCTTTACAGGAACAACAGTGTGGGTGGTCTTAGTACCCGAACCTGACTTGCTAACAGCGTAATAGATATCTGAGCGATTGAGTGGTCCAGTCTTCTTATCAGAAGCAAACTTCTCAAGTTGTGAACAAAGGCGCTTACCAACAATCATAAGCTGGAGTTGTGGTTCTTCATCAGAAAGATTAAGAACTGTAAAAGCAAACTTCTGAGAAGGAATGCTTCCTACCTCAGTAAGTGGATCACTTTCACCAAGAGCGATAAAGGATTTCTTTCCTGGACGTGTAACCCAGTGTTGCTTGAACACTAGAGGTTCGTCAGAGATAAACTTTACAAGCTGTACATCTTCATCAAACTTAAAGTCTGTAGCAAACTTTGATTCTTTTGAAGAAGCTGCCTTAGCTGCTGCCCATCCCTTTTGGATGATTGCTGAAGATGCGGATGAAGTATCCTCATCCTCTTCAGTAAATAGATCTTCCTCTTCGAGGACAGATACTGGTGATGTGTATGAGTCGACGTTTGGAACGTCTGACTTGTTTACGCGAAACGATGATGTGGTCATTTTGGTCTTCTTTCATTAGGTCGTTGGTCAATTGGTTTCTTGATTGTGAATCTTTTTCCAAGTCTCCATCAATTCAATTGATAGTTCTGAGTAACGATTCCAATCAATTCTTGCAGCTTCCATTAGCCCGCGGGCTTCAAAAGCTTGTATGGTAGATTCCACCATGTCTCTGCTGTACATCCGCCAACCTGGCTTCTTTACACCATCAACTAACATAGACTTAAGACGATAAGGTGCACGTGGTATATAACCTTTACGTTCCCAAAGTCTTACAGTTACTAGTGGTCTACCTAGCGCAAGAGCAAAAGCCCCTGCACTAAACAATTCTACCACACTTCCGTTAGGTAGTGTTTTTACCTGTGGACTTGAGTCCCAGGATCCTTCTTCTTGTACTTTTGGTTTTCTAGCCTGAGGATTCAGGGGACGACGCTTCTTCTTGGAACCAGGATAGTAATCATCTAGTTCAGAAAGAAGGCGGTCTACTGGATCCTCGTTAGTCATGACTTGCTCGGTATGAACGCATAACTAATAGACTTAGGAAACATTGCATCGATCTCTTCTTCTGTGATTAGCCCCTCATAAAGACACGCCATTACTTCTGACTCATCTAATACAGGGACCATCTTATAGCAACGCTCTGTCAAGCCTTTGCTCAGTAGTGTGCGTGATGCCTCGTCCTCGTCAAGTTTCTGTGTGACGCGGCGTTGACGTTGTAGAGACTGGTAGCCATCTACTTCTTCTGGCAATGAATACCAGATATGGCCCTTCTCATCTGGAGTACCTTCGTTGTCTACAAGGTCTGAAAGCTCTGCTTTAAGAGCTGATTGTTCTTTACCTAAGTCGTCTATACGACTCTTAAGGCTGACGTACTTGCGTACCTTACTAGTGATTGTATTGCCTTCGCTAGGCAAGTTTCTTTCGATAACATTTGGCATATTTACCCCCCTAATAAAGAATATACCACATCAAATCTGGTCGTGCAACTCCACCTTAACATACTCTTTTAGAGCAGAGACAATTACATCCGTAACAGTACGGCCATCGATCTCGGCCTTGTCTTTGACAGAGGTCCAGAGCTCAGTAGATACCCGGATAGTGCGGGTTGGGGTCTTAGGTGCGTTTGGCATAGTAAATATTTTAAACCATTGTCGTCTGTAAGAACGCCTTAAGGCTGCCTAAATTTAACTCTACTCCACCAGCATCGTTGATACCTTCGCCATCCATAATGGCATCGGCTACTGCGTTCTTCTGTAACAACATGTCGTGCTGACGTTCTTCAATAGAACCTTCCATTAGGAAGTCTTGAATAACAATTGAAGGCCAAGTACTAGAGGCCCTTCGTATACGCCCATTACGTTGTAACGCCAGACCTGCGTTCCACGGAAGATCGTAATTAATAAGTAGGTTAGCCTGAGGAAGATCCACGCCATAGCCACCGGCGTCAGAACTAATAAGTATGCGACAACCTGGCTCAGTTTGGAAAGTAACCTTAGCAACCTCTTTAGCTTTAGCATCTAGCTCTCCTGTATAAATCTGTGGTTGGTATTCTTCAAGACTTGCTTGAAGTAATTTTACCATGTGTACATAGCTAGTAAAGATAACAACTTTATTCTGATCATTAACATCTAGGAACTCTTGCACGTAGCGTCGCAAGGCATCAGCTTTTGGGTGAGCTTTGAGGCCACTGAGCTTTCCTGATTCATCTAAATCGTTTACATATTTAGAACCATTGTCAGAGTCTTTCCGGTATCTACCAGCAGAGTTAGACAGTAAAGCTGGTGCATCGCAAAGCATTCTTAATGCTGTGAGTTTAGACATGATCTTACCTTTGAGTGCATTGGCTGCTTCGTTCTGACTCTCACCGGTATAGTGGGAGAACAGGTCAAATGAAGACCCATAATTATCTATAGCTTGCTCAAGATCTTCTAAGATCTCTCTGGCAATTATGTTGTACAGCTTTGCTCCGGCGTTGTCAAAGGGAACGCGGATAGGTTCAGCAAAGATAGTGTCAGGAAGATACGGTGCTACGTCTGGGTCTTGCTGACGTTTGCGAACACTTGCGTTTGCCATAGCCTTATTCAAGGTAGGTAAGTTTCTATACTTCTCTACTCCACCAAAGTGGTTACGAACAATAAAAGTTTTGTCAAACAAATCAAAACGGCCTAGTACTTTTTGATCTACAAACTGCATGATACTGTACAGTTCTTCGGGCTTACCGTTCTCAATAGGCGTACCGGTAAGAGCAAACTTAACTGGGCTGGTTAGTTTCTTTACTTGCTTTGATCGTTTTGATCTGAAGCTTTTGATGGCGGTTGCTTCATCGCAGACAACGAATCCTCTTGCGAGGTGTTGAACATACTCCCAGTCATTAACAACCTGCTCGTAGTTAAGAACGACATAGTCAGTGAGCGAATGCCCCCAGTCGACCGCTTCCCCATACTGGATGGCTCTTTGCTTTGGCGTTCCATCAATGACCACAACGTTTGCAGCGTCAT